GCTGCTGCTGAAGGCCGTGAAAATCGGCGGGGGGTGGCGTAATGGACGCTTCCTATCCGCCGACGTTCTCGCCCGGGGACCACGTGACAATTGCAGAAACCGGCAGTCAGGCAGTGGTGATCCTGAACACCTGGCGTAGCAATGCATGGCACGTGGTCTGCGACCGGCCGCACACCAACGGGTCGGTGATCCGCCAGACCGTGCTCGAAAGCGCCCTTGTCGAATGGATGCCGAAATGAGCGCGCCGCGTATCGCCGCGGTGTGCGCGGTGTTTTTCCCCGCAGAGCCGGAAAGCCGGGTGTGCGATCTGCTGGAGCAGGCGAGCAAAGCGAGGCGGCCAGGGATGAAGCTGTACACCAACGGCCGGCAGTTTGCGCTGCTGGCGAAGCCGCTCAGCGGGTGGGCTCGGTTTGGTGCCTGGATTGTGGGAGGGTCAGAATGAAAAACGACATTCCGCACGGCAGCCTGGACGTCGGCGAAGACACATCTGCCGAATACTGGCCGCTACTCAACGCAGCCGGTTGGTTTTGGCTGTGCTACTGCGCCACGATCGCAGCCGGAATGGGCTTTGCTCTCGCGGTGTTCGGCTGATGTCTGCCTGTCATCCGCAGATTCAGAAATGGCCAGGGCCACCGCTACGGCCCAAAAAGGCTGTGGACGCTGCGGCAGGCGCTGTCCGGGATCTGTTGAAAGTCGCTCCGGAAGGTCTGCATGTGATCGCCAGCGAGCAAAGCCACGGCATTGTGGTAGCTATGGAAAGGGTCGGCGCGGTGTTTTCTCTGTGCCTGCTCGAGCAGACCAGAAACGCGGAGAAATGGCACGCAGTAGAGTGGTCACGCGTGCGGCCGTGCCCCGTTTTGCGCCAGGAAGTATTCGTCGCGCGGCATGAAATGCTGGCGTGGATCATGGAGCGGTTTTTGAGCATGAAAGTTGAGGCGACGAATGACAACTGACAATCGGCAAATAATCATCGGACTGACCGGTCAGGCTGGCTCAGGGAAAGACACCATTGGCGAGTATCTGGCGCTGCATCGTGGATTCGCCCAGGACAGCTTTGCTGCGCCGATCCGAAAGGCGCTTGCGGCGATGAATCTCGGCGCTCAGGCGTATGACGACAAGGACAAGCAAATTCCTGGCGTCGGGGTCAGTTGGCGAGTCTTGGCGAGGAGTATGGGCACTGAATGGGGCAGAGAAATGATCGGAAAATCGTTGTGGGTCAATCTTCTTGCTCGTCGCGTGCAAACGTACATCGCGCGCGGTATTTCGCTCGTCGTGACTGATGTGCGCATGCAAAACGAAGCCGATTACATCCGGGCGAACGGCGGGCAAGTGTGGCGCGTCACGCGGCCCGGGTGGGTGCCGCGCTGCGACCAGGATCACCCGACAGAATCAGGCGTTGCCGGCATCGAGGCCGATGTCGAGCTGGTGAACAACGGAACGTTCGAGGAGCTTTACGAGCAGGTGGACGCGGAGTTGATCCGGCAGGGTCACTGCGCTGGCTACAACCTGCTGACGCAGGACGATGTGGCGTGGTAAAGCGCACGAATCATCCTCGCCACGTCTGGACGCGCGAGGAAGAACAGTATTTTTCGGAACGGTATCCGACCATGCGCACGGATGAACTCGCCGCACAGCTCGGATTGAAGCCCGGGCAGCTGCATGACAAGGCTGTAGCGCTCAGGATCAAAAAAGACCCTTTGTGGATGAAAGCACACCTGCAGGAGTGCGCCAGGCGTGCGCATCAGGCGCCGGGAGGGGCGGGCTTCCAGCCGGGACACGCCACATGGAACAAGGGGTTGAAACATGACGCTGGCGGAAGATCGGTGCAAACGCGTTTTCAGCCAAAAAGCTTGCCGCACAATTACCTGCCGATTGGAAGCGAACGACTGATCCACGGATACCGCCAACGCAAGATGACCCAAACCGGCTACCCGCCGCGGGACTGGGTGCCGGTTCATCATCTGGTGTGGGCGGAAGCCGGTAGTGGAAAGATTCCGAAAGGCATGGCTCTCACATTTCGCGACGGAGACAAGAGCAACGTTGCAATCGATAACCTCGAGCTTGTGTCTCGAGCAGAGCTGATGCGTAGGAACTCGATTCACAACTACGGCCCGGAAATCGCGCATATCGGGCAGCTTAAAGGCGCACTTTTACGACAAATCAGGAGGAAAACCACCGATGAAAAATGACGTTCCATCGACTCTCGACGTGCTCCGGGATCAACTCTTTGCGCAGCTTGCTGCCATCAGGGAAAAAAATCCAGCGCCGGAGGTTTTGCAGCAGTCACGTGCCGTTTGCGACCTTGCCGGGAGGATCATCGACACTGCAAGATGCGAAATCGATTACACGAAGCTGGTCAATTCCGGGAAGAAAGTTGGAATCGATGAACCTGAAATTCCTGCTTTGCCGCAAACGCTCAGTGACCGGAAAATCAGCAATACGGGCACTGGAACGCTCGAGGTCGTGCCTGTTGCAGGCGGTGCGTTGATGACGCATCGGATGAAATGACCACCGAGTTTTCCGAGTTGATTGGCGAACAATGGCAGCAAAACTGACCCCAGCACCGAGCAAAGAACCTGGCCGGACGCCTAGCCAATTTTTGGTGAGCGGGAAGAAAAGCGGACCGGCGAGCCAAACACGCAGCACATGAGGTGACACGATGCCACGCTCGCAAAAGCCGCGCAAGCGGCACAACCCCGGCAAGACGGCGCGACAGGACATGCAGCGCGCACCGCACATCCATCAGGCGTACCAGACCTTTGCACCGCTGTACCAGCTGCTGGCGGTGCTCAAACGCGGCGAGATAGACGCAGTCGGCGATCGCCCGATCATGCAGATATGGGGCGGCGATCGCTGCGAGGTCTGCCCGGCGCTCGAAGGCTGGGTCGCGTGCTGGGAAAGGATTGTCGCCGGCGAATCGCTGCCGATCGACCTTACACCACTGCGCCAGCTGTACCTGGCCCTGGTCGCCGGCGAACTGCTCACGCTCGAGCTCATCCAGGCGGCGGAGACAGTGACCGACCGCTGCCACGCGGCATACCTCACCATCCCCAGGGAGCGGCTGATCAGCTACTCCATGACCGAGCAGATACAGATCGAGCTCGAAGCAAGCGGCATCGTCCAGGCGGCCGATGAGCTGCAGGCGGCATGAGCGCGCTGTTTGGCCGTCTGACAGACAATTCAGCGAAATCAAGCATATATGGTCGCTTTATTTCCGCAACTATGGGAAATTTGCACTCCTGCATGCCTTGCGGCTGCTTGTTGTAATGGCCAGTTGCGGAAACGATTTCAGCATTTTGGCATGAAAAATATTTCGACGTGGCTGTCAAAAATCGCTTGACTTACTTTGATTATCATGGACAATGTAGTCATTCGATCAACAAACACAGGAGAGCGAAATGAGAGTTACTCTGACAAACGAATTCCACGGAACGGAAGTCACGATTGCCCCGGTTGAAATCAAGGATGGCCGTTTCGCCGGCTATCACAAAGTCAGCCGCGAAACAGTGGTGCGCGCCAGGCGCACGCTATGCGGCATCTCAGGATGCCAGTGCGGAGGGCAGTTTGGCGAGCGCGGGGGCGCGTATCTACGCGTCGTCAATGAAGATTTCAATCGCAACCTGATCGTCGACATGAAAGCATCGCATGTCTGAGCAAAACAAGCGCGGCGGACGGCGCGAAAACTCCGGAGCCAAGCCGAAGCCGCCGGCTGAAGTAGCGAGCGTCAGAATCGTGGCCAACGTCACGGAAGCCGAGGCGCAGGAGTGGCAGCGGCTCGGGCGAACGGCCTGGCTGCGGGCTGAGTTGCGCGCTCGGATAGCAAACCGAAAAAAATGGGAAGAGCAAGAAAGGCAGGACATGAACGAATTCGCGATACGCGAAGCCGCCGAACATGGGCGGATGATGGACGCGCCGGATGAATTGCTTTGTGGCGGCATGCAGTCACGGGGTGCTCCTGGCTTTGAATATCAGTGGCCTATAAAAACACCACGGCGAGGAGGTCGCCACACGAGATCCTGACGAAGCATAACCACCAGCTGGCTTCGGGAAGAGCTTCAGAAAACTGAGGGCAAAAAAATGAAGATGGCACTGACGAGCGGTTTTGAAGATTTCGGATTTGGCGACACCGAAGCCGAATGTATTGCAGACGCTATTAACGGCGGCTTCCTGACAGCAGAGGAAATATCCGCTGGAATCGAGAAATACAAGAAGTCCAATGTTGCAGGACAAGGGCTGTATTTTAGAGCGCTTGACGACGACGAGTAGCCGCAAGCTTGCCGCGCATCAAAAACAGCAACCATTGGCGCACAATGCGCCATCAACCAGACGCAGGCGAACGGCCCCTGCTGAGGGGCGCCGCAGGGGCGCTTGAGAAGACCCTGATACCTGCCAGCGGGGACCGCGCTGGCGTCTGGCCCGGACAATCCGACAGGGCAAAACGGCAAGATCAAAGGCCGAAAAATGATCCGGTCAGCCCTGATGGCGTACCGCAAACCGCTGAAAAAGGGACAGCACAACCAGCCGCCTACGGGCGGCCTTTCATTTCCCGATCGCCGATCGCGCGCCCCTGATGCGCGAGCAAATCTTCGCGCGAATCAAACCAGCGCACGGACACCGCTCGATACTCCGTCATGCGGTATCGCCCACGAAACAGGAGTACGAAATCATCCAGCGTCCAACGGCGTCTGCGCGGCGGGATGTACTCGACGGCGTAGAATCGGCGCCAGCGGCCGGGCAGGGTGGCGATGAAGTGTGGCACGAGCGGAAAGGCGTGTGACCGGCGAATCGCGATCGGGTATGCGCACCACGACGCGCCCCAAAACCACATCGCCACGAGCCAGCAATTCAGCCTGGCGCGACGCTTCACCGTGCGCCGATGCCGGTGATGTCGCTCGATTGCAGCCAGGACGATGCGCCGCCGGTGTCGTCGTGACGGCGCAGCGGCTTGATGCCGTGCTGCGTCTCGCAGATGCCTTCGATCCGCTGGATCCTCGCAGCCACGTTTCCGGCCATCACATCATCACGATGTTGGGTCTGGCTGCGGATTTCGGCGAGCTGGGCACGCACGTCTGCCTCGAATACGCCCAGCTTTTTATCCATTGCGGACACGGAACCGCCAAGGGCATCGATGCGCTCGACGAATGATCCCCAGTACCATTTGATGACAGCGACGGCGATGCCGGATGACGAGGCGAACAGTGCCGCGGCGATCGGAGCGGCGAGTCGCAGCAGCTCAAGCTCAAGGGGTGTGAACATGGCTTGGTTTAAACCTCCTAGATGAACTGCACAAAGCCGGTCTCCCATACCAATAGCTGCTTTATCGGATGATAAGTGGCAAAAGGTTTGAAAGCTGAAACGATGTCTGCCACATAGGGCGACGGCCCATCAGGCGAGACAGGCGGCAGGTAGTTAAAATGCGTCTCGCCGATTTTTCTGATAGCCATGCCGTAGACTCGATTCGTGTACCGTTCTACGTTCAACGTTATGTTGCCAACACCGTAGATAAAGAATTCGCCATAGGCGTTCGGCGTTGCGTTGGCTAGAGTTATGCCGTCGAAAAGCCACTCGACGGGATCGCTTACGACGCCTCCGATTTTTGTGTAATGCGTATACGACCCACCGTCGCCAGTAACCACGCTAGGCGGTCTAAAAGCATATTCATTGCCGGCAATAGGTTTTTCCGTGGATGCATAAATCTCGACAGTTACATAAAGCACTTCCTGCAGATTATCGGCAGCGTCGAACGCATAGCCGGTGATCAACTCTCTTGACCCGGTCCTTCCTTGCTTCGTCTCCTTCCATCCAATCCGCCACCCGAGCGACCAAGGGAAATCTGGTTGTGGCAGTGGCGGCAAAAAATCGGGTGGCTCGGGGTCCGGAATCAGTTGGTCCTGCGTGTACTCTGTCTCAGGACCAAAGATTGACTCGCCCGTAACCTCGTTGAAACGCAGCGTCTGATAAAGCCACGTTTTTTTACTGAAAATGCGTATATCTCTTTTTCACATGCTGTACACGTTGCCAGCTGGAGACCCGTCGCACAGCAATGTGTTGGTCGCCGTTGCAGCCGGCGGAATGCCCTGAATGTTGATCAGCGACGCGCCGCGGTTGACGCCAAAATCGTTGAATAAGACCGCGTTGGCGCCCTTGCTGTCGATGTCGTACAGCACGCCGTTTCTGTAAGCCGAGCTGCTTGGGTTGATCGGTGCGAAAATCGTTTGGACGAGACCGCCCCCTTTGTCCAGCGTCAGGAATGTTCGGCGCAGCGGATAAAAGCGCAGGCTTAGCCCCCAAACGCCAAGGTCAAAGCTGTGCGTATATTGGACTCGCCAGGTGGAATTATCCGGGGCGATGTAGACCCAGGATGCACCATAGACGGCGATGGACTGCTCGTAGAGACAGAAGCCTGCGAGAAGGCCGTAATTCAGCCAGGTTCGGCCGGCCGCGACATCGGCGGCGTCTGCTGATTCTGTTGGCGTGACGCCATAGGGCACCAGCGCATAGAGGTTGCCATTAACCAGGCCGGGCCTTGCCGCCGGCCTCGTCGCCCCGTTTGGCAAGCGCATCGTGCCGCCCTGGATAAGCCCGTGCCACGGGTCGCCAAGCTTCGTGATTTGATCGAGCACGCACAGGCCATTGCCAGCCGGTGCTGCGTAGGGAGGCGGCTTGAGGTAGAGTTTCTCATCCACTCCGTCGACGAACATGTCGACGACCTTGGCTTTGCGCACCATGGCGTGCACGCCGGTTGGCCCGCGAACGATGTCGGTTTTCGGGAACCACTCGGACACCGGATTGACGGCGACGAAGCCGGCGATCCTGTCGGCGCCGGCGATCGGGCGGATGATCGCGGCCTGCAGCGGCAACTGGTAATCGGTCGTCAACAGGCTGTCGGTGGTCGTCAGTTTGACAGCCGACGGGAAATAGTTTGAGTCGCCGGCAGTCGTGTCACGCGGCCTTGGTTGGAGGTAAAGCACCATGTCGCCGATCAGCGGCGTGTTGAGCATCTCGTACTGGTACGTCATCGCGTTGTCGTTCTCGAGCGTGCGAAGCGCATAGTCAAACTCGATGTAATCGCCAGCAGCCAGGCGCGGGCCGGCCTTGCCGATGCGTTCCGGGATCGGGACAAGCAGAATCGGCGCGGGCAATACCTTGTTACGCCGCGTAGTCGTTCCAACGCCTGTAGCCAGATGTTCGCGGGCGATGACGACCTTGTCCGCGTTCACACCGGCGCCCCTGCAGAGCTGGCTTTGCCGGTTCGGGCCGGGATCGGCGGGGATGAGACGGAGGGCGGCAGTTGTTTCGCCCGGTAGGTGGATAGCCCGGTGGCAGTGACCATATCCTCCAGGGATTGCACCAGGTCGGCGCCAACAGGCGGACGAGGCGGTGGTAGTGAGACGGTCATAACGTCACATCGAACAGGTCTTCGAGGATTTCCGCTGAATAGCTCGATGTCAGCGGCAGGATAGACATGTTGCGCTCGTTGTCTGCAACCGCCGGGAAAGTGACGGTCAGAATGTGGTCTTCGTTGGGGCCGTAGTTGAAATCGGCATACGGAACGTCCGCAAGCGGCGTCGTTGCCGGCAAGGATCCGGACGGAGCAGCGATTGGCGTATCCGGGTGCACGATGCCGGTGCCCGCTACAGAGCAGATCGCAAGCGAAAAGCTGGTGGTCGCCTGGCCGGTGGCGGGCGACAGGGTATGTGTCAAGCTCTGGCATTTGCCGCGCGCGCTGAGCCTGCCGGGGATCTCAATGCCGATTGTCCTCGGCAGATCAATGTCGGGATTCAAGGCCACGGATGCTGACACGCTGTTACGGCGATGTGATGCCCATATTTTTGTCTTGGCGATGGCAATCAGCGTTTCCATCGCGGCATTGGCTGCGGCGCGGTCTGTGTCTGTCGTCAGCGTAACGTCGGCGCTTGTGGTAAAGCCATTGGACACGGTCGCGCGGTCTTTTGGCGGGATCGTTGAGATGGACTTAGCGTAGAGCAACATGCTGTGCTCGACAGCTTCGAGCGGTGGATACTCGCCGACCAGTGCGCCGGACAGTCGATCGCGCAGCGTGCCGACGACGGCAATGGATTCTGGAGCCGTGACGGTTATTTGGTGTTGCTCCTCGATCTGTTGAGCGTAATCGAAGCTCACGAGCGCAACCCAGCCCATGCACAGCAGGTAGTCGCTGGGCCCCATGACCCAGGGCGGGACGTTGAATGCGGGCAAATCGGTATAGGTGATCGTCGAGATTGCGCCACCCGCAGCGGCGATTGCGGCTTCGACGGCAGCCCTGGTAAGGAACCAGTTACCGGCTGCGGCGTGTGCACCGATGCTGCCCAGCGTGACGTAGGTATCTGCAATTTCGTAGCCTTCCGTCTTCACCCGAGGGAAGCGGTAGGCAAAATCGATGTCGACGCGGTTGGTGATCTGGTGCCTCGCCGCTTGCGTCGTGCGTAGCGATCCGTCGAGGATGTGCTCGTCCGTGAACGCGATGTTCGGGCTGGCACGCGGCGCCCATGGTGTGAGCCGAAAATCGCCCGTTGGGCTCAGGTCGAGCGATGCTGGGACAGTCGCCAGGCGATCCTGCGCGCGGGACCAGCCGCGGGCGGCGCGGTCGAAGATGACCGGCGAGTGATAGCCCCCAGGGACGAGCACGTCAATCGAGACAGCGCTGAGCGCTTCGACGCGATTCTGGAGGTTGTCAGTGGCGAGAAGGCCGATTGTGCGCGTTTCCATGTCTAGCGCAGGCGTATCTATCAGGCCGGTGAAGAGTCGGCGCTGGTCGGTGGCAACGCCAGACGACATGTCGGCAATGTCGATTGTCAGCCCCTTGCCGGACCAGTCGGCAATCGCGAATGTTGAGCCGGCGGCGGGCAAGATAGTCAGTTCGGCGATGCGCGCGGCGCCCTCGCTTGCCTCGATGCGGATGTCGCCGACAATGCGGGATGACAGGTCGACGCCAGCAATGCGGACGACGGCGGCCCATACGGCAGCCGATGCTCCAGGCGCACCGCCACCCGATCCGGCGGTCCCCGAGTAGGTTGGCGGATAGACGATGACCGGCGGCGCACCGAGCCAGAAGTTCACTCCGAAATAGCTCGGCGGGGCGTAGACAACGCCATCGCTCTGGAAATCGACATCGTCGAAAAGTGGCGGCGAGTAAGGCATGGTCAGCTGCCAGGTGTTACGCGATCATAGACGAGGCAATTTTCGACACCGACACCGTCGACGGGCGGGTCGGTGTCGGTATCGATGCGGAGCACGATTTGCTCGTCGTAGGTCGTCGGATAGGCGGTGTACTGGCCTGTGACCAGATCGGATAGCACGTGCACACCCTGCGCGCGCGGGATGACTCGAATCAGCCGGCGAATGGGCAGGCCGGCCAGGTCAAGCACGGTGCCGGAAATGGTCGGACGCGGCCAGGGGTCCGTCGGAACAGCGTGGCTCGCCCGATAGTCAGCAACCGTAATGCGCAGCTGCGCCATCCACCCCTTGTAGAGATTTTGCGATTGCCCGTCCTGCCCGAGATAGACGCCATTCCCGCCCATGGCGACGGCCATCGTCGCCGTCGAATATTGGACACCGTCCAGCCAGAGGTAGAACGTATGCGTGATGCGGTCGAGTTGCAGCCAGTGCCATGTGTCGTCAGATACATCGGTCGCGACGAAGCCGATGAGGTCGACGTAGC